TTCCCTTTCTTCTTCAGAACGTATAGGCTTAATCTCTATATCTAATAGAGTATTATAGTCCACTCAGTCCACCACCCTTATAACTTTTAGATCCACCTGATTTGCCAGAACCTCTGTTCATCTTCCTGTATTTCCGTTTGGAACCAGTATTCTCTTGAGCTTGTGGTGCTGGACTGTCTAACTCTGCCTCTGCAATCTCTGGTGTATCCATTGGTGCAGGAGGCGGAGGAGGTGGTGGCATCTTAATTTCAGGCATCGATGGACTCGGAGCCAGTAATCCCCCCATTGTCATCCTCGTGTATTTGTTTTATTCTTTGGATAACGCTACGTTGGCCCTGAAGGAAAGCCAACTGATTAGCGTTTAAATCACCCATCGGTAATTTGTCAGGATAGTATCTATCCAATATTTCTATAAGTTCTCGTATAACCATAGTCCATAAATGTCAGTTATATCACTTCACATGCGTTTCCAGTACAAGCTAACTCCTGACTGGATGTAGTGTAGTCTTCTTTTTCGTAGTCACTAAGTTCACCCCATGTTACCATAGGAACCTTACTGACCATCTCAATGTACGTTTGTTCATCACACTCTTCATAGGGTGCCTGTTGGTAACTATGGTCACTATGTGGTAGAAAGCTAATGCCGCTTATACCATCGAAGTGATCGTAGACCCATGCACCTACGTCTACCCACTCTTCCTCTCGTACTGAGATGGTGACCGAAGGTTTGTGTTCGCACCAATGTTCAGCATACATCTGCCATGTCTGTAACTGTTCTAGTGCTGGCATATCATTACGCATAATAGACTTAGATGGACTCTGCATAGGAAATGAGAACACCATGTTAGAGTTGTTCATCACATCTACCTCACATGGAAATCCTTTTGCTTCCATAAATTTACAGAGAGGATCTTTCCTATCCATACGTACTCTCCGTATATAATACTCAGAGTGTCTAGCGTGGATTCCTGATGCTGAGTTACACAACTGCGATACAGTACCACTTGGTTTAACACAAGTAATAGCTGTTGAAGGATTGATATTGAGTTTCTTAGCCCATTCTTCATTTGTCTTAACTGCAACAGCTTTAAAGTTCTCTAGCATATCAGGAGTAGGATATGCTGTCAACTCGTTGTCCATAATGCCTGTCAATGAGACACCTAACAACCTTTCTTCTTCACAGTTTTTCTTCCATTCTGCACCAAGGTACTTGAAGTCAGTCAATGTGGACTGCATAGTACCTAGTATGGTTGCAAATTTAATCTTATCTTTTATGGTTGCTTGGGTATCACCTTCTCTGACCACAACCTCTGATAGATTACAGAACTGTCTGGATCGTAGAATGATTTCGGAACATGGATTGGTACCGAAGTCCTCTCTAGCATCTCTTCTATCTCCAAGTTTTTCTGTGTGAGTCTGAGCGTTCTTTGACGAGTAGATACCACGTTCTCCAGACTTCGACTCGTAAAGGGAAGTCCATTCATTAAGGAATGTTCCCGTGTCAGGCTTGGAGTGATAGTTTGCTGAATTGTTTGCGAGTGCTCTGTGGGGGTGCTCGTCCCACCATCTTCCACTTTTTGCCTTCCGCATTTGTTCATCGCCAAGGTCACTGATACTAATAAGAGCAGACCTACGAACCCCACCAACGACCACAACCTCCGCTGCTTTACATACGATGTCGTGGCATTCGATTGGCTTGAGTTTTCTTCCTCTTGCATATTCAAATGTACGTACTGTAAAATTAAATAGAGACTCCAGTGGTTCTGGTCCAGAGGCTCTACCTCCAAAGGTTTTCAACACCGAACCTGCTGGTCTCACTTTACTCATGTCCCACTCAGGTATTACACCTGCATACAACAGAGCAATTAAATCCTTGAATGCTTTTGCCCACCCAAGTTTACTATCTCTGACTGTGATCTTTGTGTCAGTCTTGTGTAGCTTGTCTGGTATCACAGGTAGTTTACTTGTGAACTTCTCCTCTACACTAAAGCCTACACCAGTACCATTCATAAGAATGTACACAATCTCATCAAAGGATCGTGGAGAATCTATGTGAACATAGGAACAGTTGTACCCTGCTACATTCTCTTTCTCTAACGCTGGTCCTGCTGTCATGAGACACCTCATGCTTGGCATGACATCCAGGTTCTTGACTGCATCCACGAGATCACGTAGTGTCTGTGTAGATGTAAAGTCAATATCTAGTTTCTTGCTAAAGAAGTTGAAGTATCTATTTACTGTCTCTTCCCATGTCTCTCTCCTGTTCTGCTCATAGTCCCACCGAGAGTAGCGAGACAAGTGAATAAATTGTTGGTATTGCGTTGGTAATGTCACGTATACATACTCATTGAATTTGGTTAATATATAATCACGGAACTCAGGAGTCACGCTTTTCTTTTTCTCGTTCTATTAGACGATCTAAGTAGAACCTAGCTTTCTCCAAGTCCTTAACTCCTCCCTTCATGTCATAGCGAGATACATATTTTATAATGTTTCCCTCTAAAAAGTCAAGCCCATTCTTTTGAATGTAATCCAGAGGCTCTATGTTGTACCCTGCACAATAGTGTTCAGGCTTTGTTATGTCATCGTACTGACGATTAGCAAAGTCCTTTAGGTCTTTAACAAGTTCCTCAGTATCTTTAGGTCTGACATTATCAGGAAAGTCTTCTTGACCCAAGGTCTCCACGTACCTCATCTGTGGGTCATACTGTCCTAAGACTCTTCTGCCTGTTCGTTCATCTCTTTCCATCTGATCTCTGTTGTAGTCTGCCATCTGTTCACGTTGTTTCAACGATTTCATCATAAGGATACCATAACTTTGGGTAATTGTCAAGACCATCGTACTGGTCTTTGCGTAGAATATATGCCATACGTGCTTGTAGTATAGCCTCATCCCTACTTAGTTTAGCTTTGATAAACGTATCAACAACAGCATCCCACATATCTATGTCTTCCTCTATTGCTTTGTCAAGTATACGTTTGGCTTTGACAGGACCAACACCTGGGCACCCTTTGTACCCATCGGTAGCATCACCTGTCAACGTCTGCATATAGAAGTTGTAGTCTGCTAGACCCTCGTCAACATAGAACATCTCTTTCTTCTCAAAGTCCCAATGGTAACCTGGAACTGTGAGAAGATCCTTATCTACAGAGACAATACAACAATGATCTGGAAACATAGTGTTCTTCACACCCAACAAATCATCAGCCTCTAGCCAATCAGACTCAAAGGCATCATACTTTTCTCTTACGTAGTCTTTTGCATTGTTAAAGCATAATGGTTTCCTAATTCCTGAACGGTGTTGTTTGTATTCCCTGAAAATTTTTTTCCTAAAATTATTCGGACTTGAGAAGCAGATAGATAGCTCATTTACACCTGAGTCTCTCTGAAGATTACCAAGCTCAGAGTCTATCATTGTCTTGACTTCTTGAAAGTCAGCATGGAGTGTCCAAAAGTCATCACCCCAATGTATCTCATTCTCAGCCGCAGATGTATTCTTGTATATCAGAATATCACCATCAATAAGCAACTGCTCAATCTTTGGCTTCGCTTTCACCACTAAAACCTTTTGCATTCAACGCAGTCTCAAACCCAAAGTCATTAGTGAGTTTCAGCCCAGTTGTTCCCAATTTTATATTCTGCGTCAAGCTCGATTCGCAGGTCATAGACATCCCTGGCAATTCCAATTGCTTGAACTGCTTTTTCTCCGATTGTTTGCTCATGTCCCTCTTTAGCTAGAACTTGTATTTCATCATGTACAAATGCAACTTGTTGATAGTCAGTCCCCTCTTGAAGACCTGCTTCTTTCAACAGTCTGTGGAACTCAACAACCCAACGCTTGCAGATAATAGCACCTGCTGATTGACATAGCGTATTGATTGCTGAATGTGCTGAACGAACTGGTATCCAACGTCCATCAAGACCTTTGATATACCCAAGTTCCTCAACACGTGCATTCAAGTCCTCTTTGAGTCTCTTGAACGCAGGTAACTTTCTAAAGAATCTATCCCTGAGTTTAGAACCTTCCGCCGGTCCCTTACCCACAATCTCACCGAGTCGCTGTACACCTGCACCATAAAGTATAGCATATAAAAATGTTTTCGCAAGTTCTCGACTAGGTAAGCCCAAGGCTTTTTGATTGTCAGTGTGTATGTCTCCCTTGAGAACAGTATCACCAAATAACCCGTTGTCATACCTAGCAAGGTAATGAGCAACAACCCTAGCTTCAAGACCTGAGACATCACATCCCACAAGTTTATAACCATCTGGAGCGTAGAAGAGTTGTCTACATTCTTTCCCAAAGGGTGAGTGGATATTCGGTACTTGACCCAAGTTAGGGTGCGAGTGAGAGCAACGAGAGGCGATTGTGCCCATAGTATGGACCGTCCCATGTAACTTGCCCTGTTTCTCCATGTGTAACCAGCCATTCTGTCCTTCTGATAATTGACCAATCATTTTATTAGTACGGAACGCCTCTGCCATCATCTTTGCTTCAGGATAAGGCAGAGATTCTAAG